TATGCAGCAAGTTGGAGAAATTGCGAAAGCTAAGGAAGAAGCTGCTAAGCAACCGCCGCCGCCGGACCCTACAACGCTTGAGGTACAGGGGCGTCTCCAAATAGCTCAGGTTGAGTCACAGGCTAAGCTCCAGGTCATGCAGATGGAAATGCAGGACAAAGCGACTAAGAATCAGCTTGCTTTCCAAGACCAGCAACTAAAGATGCAGCGTGACCAGCTTGCGTCGCAGTTGGAAGTACAGAAGCAACAAGCTGACGAATACTTTAAGCAGCAGGAGCTTGCACTCGCTCAACAAGAGATTCAAGTTAAACAAAGCGCTGTTCAGGTTGATATGCTCAAGGTTCAGTCAATGGCTGAGTCCGATGCTAATAAGCAAGCAATTCAACAAGAAACAAAACGAATGTCCCAGATCCTTGAGATTCAAAAACTTGAGCTTGAGCAAATGCGAGTTCGTTTGGCCGAGTCAGAAAAGCTCATGGAAGAGCGACGATTGGCGTCAGAGCAGCAGCTTGAACGAGTTAGGATGCAAATGGATAACCTTAACTCATCTCCAAAAATTATTGGCGGTTTAGGTGGTATGACTGGCCGTAAGAAGTCAGGAAAGATTATTACCGATGACAACGGCAATCCTACTGCAATTGAAATAACAGAACAGCCTGAAGTAAAGGTACAACGTATAACTTTAGATGATGAGGGCAATCCAAACGGGATTGAGTTAGACTAATGGCCAACGCAATTTACCCTAAAGCTAAAGAAAAATTTCTTGACGCTCTTATTGATATGCCAGCAGACACTATCAAGATTGCCTTGATAGACACTGGCGTATACACCTACAACTCTACCGACGAATTCTTTTCCGCAGCATCAGCAGCGGTTATTGGGACAACAGTGACGCTTGCATCTAAGACAATTACCAATGGTGTATTTGACGCTGATAACGTGACGTTTACATCAGTAACAGGGGCGTCCGTAGAAGCTCTTATTATTTACAAAGATACAGGCTCCGCAGCTACTTCACCGCTTATAATGTACCTTGATGTAGCAGCAAGCGGATTGCCTGTCACGCCAAACGGCAACAATATCGACGTTCAGTTTAACGCTTCTGGAATTTTTGCATTATAAATTATTAAAATGGAATCAACTACTATGAAAACATACGCAATAGAACAATATGCGATTGTTAAAAGTGCTCCAGATTACGAAGTAATAGTTGGCGGGTTGTATGAAATGTTTGATTACGTCCCTTGCAGACGTATTATAGAAACAAACGGGGCAACCTGTGCATTTCTTACAATATCAGTAATTGGCGCTGACATAATAGAGGGCGAATAATGAAAGTAGCATTTGAACAAATATTTAACGGATCGCTAGATCAAGTTGCTATTGGCGGCGCATACGATGTCACCAAAATTAATCGTGGCAAACACACCGGACAATTTAACTTTGGCAGTGGTGAAGTTGATAAGTTTGTTGGCCCTGCACCGCTTTCAGTGGCAAACTTTGCAGAGTCTCCTCTTGCAATAATTTCTACCCTTTTGCATCCAATTAAAATTAACGACGATTTATTTTGGATTTTTGGCGCAGATGGCGCAACTGCCGCAGCTACTCGTCGTGTGCAACTTTGGACGTGGGTTCCATCTGCAAATGTTTATACGCTACAAGGCGCTATTACAATTACGTTTCCAACTGCAACAAATCATACAATTCGTGGTATACGAGCAATACTCGAAAATTACACAACTGGGACTATTGCAGTGTCCGGTACTGCCGTTACGGGAACTGGAACCTCGTGGCTAACAGGACTTTCAGTTGGATCTCGTATTGGCTTTGGCTCTACCGATCCTGACGCTATTACAACGTGGTATGAAATAAGCGCTATTGGTAGCGATACTTCAATTACGCTGACCACATCGGCTGGAACAATTTCTAGCGGCACACCTTACGTTATTCAAGATTTAATGATCGTACAAGCAAGTGCAAACGCAACCGTAACTAATGGAGGATTGTTTGTTACAAAAGGATTACAATACGCCGATTTTCAAAGTCCATCTAAAGCAATTCCTGCCGCAACTACTGTAGATAAAATTAAAGCAACATATTGGCTTAAAGACGCAGCTACAATTACCAATGACGTTATCGGAGGTTGTGCACTTGGTAGTCTTACCTCGCTTACACAACAGTATGTATATTGCACTGAAGGATCGGCAACTGCTTTAATATTGTACCGCTATAACATTCGTGCGGCGCTCACTCCAACGGCTGGCGCTCAAGTTTTAACTGGCTCCGATATGGTTATTACTGGCACACAAGCTGTTACTGGTAATATTTCGCTAAACAACAACGGACGAGTTGCTACGTTAAATCATGGAGCAGGTTCTGGCGTTGAATCACTTTATTTATTTACTACCACTCGAATTTTGCGAGTGCCGCTTTCCGCTATAACAACTGGTAATACAACCTTTGTAGCAGATAGCATGAGCGAGGTTCCTCCAGGCTCTACCAATACTAATCAATCTTCAACTACTTTTGCTAGCATAGATATTTCACAATCGCTGGATAAGTTAATAATTGCTGCCGCAGGTGGTAGCGGTACAATCTACATTACCGATTATTATACCGGAGGGCAGCAAATAGATCGGCGAGCCGCTTGCGCTACTTTGCAAACTCCATCGGCATTAAGAGATACAGACAGTCCAATTTATGTTCATGCTGTTGGCGCAAGTGCGCCGTTCTTGTGGGTCGAAGACGGATGGCTTTTTTGGATTTATGCACAAAGCTCAACAACTAGCATAAATGCGCTAACCGCATATCCGCTTGCTGCCGATTTAGAGTTTCAGGCAGATGTAAACAATCGTGTCATTTGTCCTAAAATTACACTTGGCGCAACTCCCGCTAAATTATATCGAGTGCTTGTTAATGCTGTTGAAAACATTGGAAGCAATATATTCGGCGTTGCTCCTGATATGTATCGAATACAAGTTCGCACTAGCGGCATTGACGATAATTCTGGGGCATGGACAAACGTTGTGCAGAATGGAGACTTATCCGGTCTTGGCACTCCATCAAGTATTCAATTTGCGTTGCAATTTAGAACGGCAGGTGTAGTTATGCTTCCCGCTCGAATACTATCACTTGCGTTAATTTACGAAACGGAAGACGCATTGCCAAGTCAATACCGATGGAACTTCGGCGATTTTAATAGTTCTAATGGAACATTTGCTTGGATTCAAACAGTGCTTTTTGGTGGAACTCCTGGCGTTCATACTATTAATGTTTATCGAGCAGACACAAACGCACTGGTACTAACACAAGCGAGCACCGGCACAACTAACGGCGATTTTGAAAATTGGAACGGTTCTGCTTGGGTTTCTGGGATAGGCGCTGATACTGTTGGACGTAGGCGGCGATTTGTACCTACGGCAAGTTTACCAAGTGGCGTTGATCTTTTTGCAACTGTTACGGTGGCATAATGACTGCACTGCTTGCTGATGGCGGGGGAGCGCAATTACAGCGCGACACTGGCATAGCTGGTCCAGTGCAGGGGCAGCAAGTTGGCGGCTCAGAATTAACAGGAGCAAACTTACTTGTTGCGTTGCCGTTTAACGTACAGTTTCAAATGTCGGATGGACAGGCTCAAATTACGCCTGTCGGAATAATTCAAACTATTACGCTTAACCGAGTAGAGTCTACTGCTACCGTTTATGCGCCTACCGTTGCTCGTCAGGCGTCTAGCGTCATTGCTTTGGCACTCGTTGCTTCAACAGCACAGGTGTTGCTCCCTACGATTCAGTTAGTAGGTGCCGTTACCGATACTTCCGATATCCTCGACCGTTATCGTCGTAGCCGCTCCGAGTCTAAAGAAGAAGAAAACATAGCGGCGCAGTTGCTCAAGGCACGACAAAAACGTCCACAAGTACGCAAAGAATATAAAGAAGTCTTAAACTGGAAAAAACTAATTTACACTGCCATATATGGGGCAGAAACATTACAACAGCTGGACGGTATTAAAACGTCCTCTATTCCAAACACTTCTCCTGAAGCTGCTCGTGCCATTCTTGCTGAAATTGAGCAAGCAAAGGCTGCTCGACGGTTAGAGCTTAAACTAAAGATGGAAGAAGCATCGTTGCAGGCTTCCCAGCTTGAAAGCCAAATTTCTGCTAAGGTTGAAGAGCAACGACAAGCAATAGAAGCAATTCGACAATTACAAAAAGAAATAGTTGCAAAACATCAAATAGCGGTAAAAACTGCTGAAGAGGCATACAAGCAATCGTTACTTGAGTTTCAAGTTGCTGAGGAGAAAGCAGCTGAGTTTACTCGTAAACGTAATAATCGTATAAAACGCATTAAAGCCTTAATGTGGTTAGCAAAATTGGATATATGAGCAAATATAAGTTGTTTCAGTGGTGTCCGGTTAAACAAAAGGTAGTTCCAATAGAGCAGGTAGAACGTAGAGCGCAAAGCAACGCTCGTGACTTGTTTATCCAAGATGAGATGGAACCAACTAGAAACCCATTAAACCCAAAAGAAATTTACACAAGTAAGAGCAAATTGCGAGCAGCATACAGAGCTGTTGGCGCTGTGGAAATTGGAGACGCTTACGATAAAGGCTACCAAAGCGACCGTGAGAACGGGTCACGGGAGCGAGAACTCGTAAGTAAACTTAAAGAGACTATGATTGATAGGTATAGAAATGGACGATAATACGCCAGATGTTGAGTCAACCGAGGTAGTTGTAGACCGAGAGCCAGCAGAGCTTTCAATACGTCAAAGCCTCAGCAAGCAATTTAAAAATCAAAAAGAAGAAGAGCGTGTAGAGGAACCCACAAACGAACGCTCCAATGAACCCGCTGTAACTGAGCAAAGTTCCCCACAGCTCCAAGAGCGTATCGCCTTGGCCCCTCCGGCTGACATGAACGCCGCCGAAAAGGATGCTTTTCTTAATCCAACTCCTGCCAATTCTCATATATTACAGACCTATCTTAATCGCAGGGCGTATGAAACCCGTACGCAATATGACCGCAAAATGCAGGAAGTTAATCAGCTCCGTGACCAGAACTCCCGTATTTACGATGTCATCAAACAATACGAGGATGATTATGCCAAGGATGGAATAAGCGTTGCTGACGTAACTCGTCGCTCAGTTGCCTGGGATAGAGCTATGCAAGCCAACCCAGTTCAGACTGCTATGGAGTGGCTTGAGGCTTACGGCCTTTCCCCTAATGACCTTGTAAATCAAGCACAGGAGTATCAGCAGCCAGTTGAGTACCTGACAAGGCAGGACGCAGAAAGAATCGCTGAGGAGCGTTATAAGAGCATACAGCAGGAACAGGAGAAAAAGGCAGTTGAGTACATGAATCAACGTGCGGTAGAATCCTTTACAAGCCGTAAGCCTTTGTTCCGTGACCCTGAAACTGCTTCGCAATTAGAAACAGAAATGGCCCCCGTGGTACAGGCTTTAGCAACGACAGGACGGTATAGCTCGACTGACGAGATCCTAGAAACCGCCTATAATTACGTTGTAAACGGCAATCCGACGTTTGCTTCTTTAGCT